CGCCCTGTCCGTCATCTACCCATACCATAGCCATTACGGTCCTCCGCCAATGTTGCGGGCCATACCACCGAGAGTAAGAGCGCTGCTAACGGGGTTAGCCGTTCCGTTCCGCGCTATGTTGATGAGAGGCAGGAGCCACGAAGGAATACCCAAAGCCGCACCTCCCACCCCTGTAAGACTCATCGGGTTGAACTGCCCGCTATTCAGTTGCTGCGGCACGCCTTGAGCAAAGCCGCGTAGGGCCGAGCCCAAAGCCGAGCTTCCCGTATCCGCCGCGGAACCTGCTGCGGAAGCGCTCAGGTCGCCCAAGGTCCCGCCTGCTGCCGCCCCTGCTGCGGTCAGTCCCGAGAACAAGGACGGCAATCCCATCGCAGCAAGACCAACAGCCGCAGGCCCAAGCTTGCTTAGCAGGCTCGTGTCCGGATTCGCTACCTGTTGCGTCGTGACGTTCGATCCAGGGGTTAGTTGTCCGTAGATCGAGTTCTGAACCTGGGTCGGGTCGATCGTCTGATGGAAGATCGCGTTGGACCCGCTATGGTCCATCTGCGCTTGATTAGCGGCGTTCCATCCACCTGCGGGGACCATCGCTGTATTGCCGCCGACCCCACCGAGTACCGCCGGCATCTTTGACTGATCGTAAGAGACGCTGTAGACGTTCTTGCTGATCTGATTGTCACCACCGCCTTGTTGTATCTGCTGCTGCGTGATACTCGCACCCGGATCGAATTGCTGAATCTGCTGAAGCTGCGAAAGCAGAGCCGGATCCGAGGCGGAGTCAAATTGGCCTCCAGCTTGAGCTTGTCCGATGTTTCCACTTGCTGACGGACTACCTGCGATCTGCTGGCCCGGCAAGTTGTAGAGCCAGGAAAGATCTGGAGCGGCCATTTAGTAGTCCGGAAAAGGTCCAGTTGGGACCGTGTACGTCGCGCCCGGATACCGGCCTACGCCAACCGTGTAACGGAAGTCCTGAAAATATCCGTTCAGCGAGTTTGTACTATTCGCCGCCTGACCTAGATAGCAGGCTTGCCCAACATAATTGCTCGCATCAACGAAAGTGCCCTCTCTCGTTCCATCTAACTGCAGACTAGTCGTCCCACTCGTTCTTGAGACCGCAATGTGGTGCCAGGTGTTAATCGTGACCGTCGTCGTCCCAAGTATCGAAACGGCGCCCGTAACATTAGCGAAATATCGAAGCGGACCAGTGGGTGAGACCTGGCCGAATGGCGCAACAACATTGCCATCAGCCGACGTAAAGTCAATAAACGCCGGGTTGTTACCGATCCCAATGAACCACTGCCATATCTCAATAGTGAAATCTCCCACGCCGGCAGCGGTCGGTGCTGCGCTCTGTATTGCTCCACCGTTAGTACCGCCAACAACATAGGAATGGGCGTACCATTTCGATTGAGTAGGGCTTAGGCCACTAAGAATATTCCCAGTAGCCCCGGCTCTTGCAGCAAAATATCCGCCGCTCTGAACCCCGAGAATTGGAAATGCTCCGACTACCGTTTGATCGTTGCGGAAATGGCAGAGGATCTGGACGGAGCTAAAGTTCGGATCGGCTGGAGCAATAGGCCACGTGTCATTCAGGTCTAACACAGGCTTCGGTGCTTGCTTCCTGTAATAGTCGCGGATCCCGTACCGACCCGGCGCAGTTGAGAGCGTGGTCGGGACAGGGGCTCCGAGGAAGCCACCATTAATCAACTGATGTCCTCGTAGGACGCAATACACTCACCCAAGTTTGCAGCGCTAAACGTCACTTGCAATTTGTCGCCCTCCTCCAAGAAAAGTGGATTGTCCCTGGCGATCGGCACATAGGCGTTGCCAGGAACTATTGGCACCGCTAGGCCCCAAGAACGATAGGTTCCAGCCTGAGTTACAGAACGCACCAGAGATAACGTGAGTGTATGTACCGCCGAATCCACGTTGCTAACTGCTACATGTACCACACGATAGCAATGCGCCGAAGCAGCCGCATTGGAAAGCAAGTCCGTAGCGCCGGTTGTGCTCGGAATAACTGAGACCGTAGACCCGATGCAGCTTATCGGGGCGAATAGGTTAGGAGCGGCCATCTATGCCCCGAACGTAGACGCGAAATAATAGGAGCCGCCGACTCCGCCACTTGGAATGGCCCAAGTCGCATCCTCGCGCAGAAAATGTGTGGTCGCCGCGGAAGCGCCAGGATCTGGAACCGTACCGCGAGCATGACTCGCACCAGACGCAACGAAGTCCGTGACCGTGACATTCGGCGTCACAGTCGGTGCGCCGGTAATGACGATTGGGACTGTGCCGGATACGCTTGTGACCGTGCCCGATCCACCAGCACCTAGCGGCGTCCATACTGCGGGAGTTGCCCCGACTCTCACCGCACTGGCATAGACGAACGATCCTAGCGTCGAGTCGAAGTAGAGTTCGTACAGAACCGGATCATTCGGCCTCTGTCCAGTCGTACCACCTTCGGCAATCTTGGATGCGGCGGTGACTAGTTGCTGAAGTAGGTTCCGCAGAGACAGCGATGGAACCTGTTGCCCTTTGGGCGCGTTCTTGGTCGGATCGGCGTCTAGAAGTTGTTTGCCGAGCGGATCAATGTTCACGTTACAAGCATGGCCGCTTGAGTTAGGACTCGCTTAGTCGGATCGCTCATTCTGAGTTTGAGAATAATGTCCCGCGACATCCCGAGATTCAGCCATCTAGCCCTGGCCCGATAAGCGCCAGAAACACCCATGCTTTGCCAAACCTCGTTACCCCAGGTCCGACCTCCATCCTTGCTGAGCTGCAACATCGCTTGCGGGTTATAGCCTTGGGCCAACTGATAGAAAATCACTCCGGTGTTGTTGACCCAGATCGGAACACCGGTAAACAGCGCATTGTTATGGAATGGCGAAGAGTCCGCGGTAGAAACGGTCCCCGTTCCCTCATCGAAATGGAGAAGCGCTATCAATCCAAGCTCCGTACCTAATGCTGGTTGATGAAGCAGCGATTGAATCTGTGCCTGAGTCCTGCTCGTGTTCCACATGCGAAACTCGTCATATATACCCGGGGCTCCAAACACCCCGCTGGGCCACTGACAGACATCAACTGACGCCGTACAAGTAAGAATCGCTATAGGGATAGTGCCGGTTATGGTCGTTGCTTGAAACGCTCCGTTTACATAGACGGCGACAATATTGGCTTCGGCTTGCGTGCCATCGAAAACTACCGCGATGTGTTGCCAGATTCCAAGATTGAGACAGGGTAAAGTCGTTTGGGCATAATTAACGCCCAAATCAGTCTGCTTCAATGCAATTGCAACTTGAATTGAGGCAATCGCTGGATTGAGATTAGATACTGTCGAAATGGCCCAAGCAGCTTGCGTGCCCATCGTCCATTTACTCGCAAGGCAGCGTATTCCAGCCCCAAAAGACGTTGGATTGAACCAGAATTCGACTGTCTGGTATGTATTGCAAATGTACTGGGGAGCATCGCTCATCGAGCAATAACTGCTCGTTCCATTGAACTGAACTGCATAACTTGTTACCGATGGAACGACATTGGTCAGTCCGTCACCAACTTCAAAGTCGGCATAGAGTTCGCGGATACTCACATACTCATAGTCCGACAGAACGTGCTTGCTGATAATCTCCGCTATCAACGGATTGCCATCATCGGTGTAATTCGTCACATCGAGCTTGTAGATGCGACCGTCCCGATAATCACCCGCGACGATGAGGCCGAAAGCAGCTTGCACACGGTCGACTGACCATCGACCTCCGTCCGTGTTCAACTCGTCCCACGTCCCGTTCTGGAAGTCGAAGCACCACGAAGTCTCGGGAAGGTTCAGAACATAGAACGGGTGCCCGGCAATGACGAATGCACAGCCTGTCGCCGCGTCTGGAGTAATCGATGTATTGATCGCTGCGGTTACGTCTGGAGAACTTATGGGTTGTACCGTATGCCCTTGCAAAAAAAGAGCCTGACGCTCTCCGCCCGCTCGTGATCTGCCGACAAAACACGTTCCGCCATTGACTTTCTGCACACTGTTAAGAGCTGAGATGCCCCAGTCGATACCAGCCCCGCCTACTCGTGCAAAGATTCTAGTATCGGTAACCGGCGCCCAGAATTCTATTGTGTCTCTGCCGATCAACAGGAGTTCGCCGTTACTCTCGGCAACGAATCTGAGTGGATCGGCTGACGATTCAGCCGTGGCGAAGTCTAGGGACGCCCAGCTTGTACCGTCATTGATCGCGGACCAGCGGAAGCGCCCGTTGACGCTTGGATCCGGACAGACAAACCGACTTGCAATGAAACATATCGAAGTCGCGCCTGCGGGAAAAGACACCGCCGGGAAGTCCTGCAGCACCGTGGTCGTGAATGCCGGTACTGCGATGACATAGCCTGTCAGACCATCTACCGCCATGCCCTGCGTTCCGTTATATGCCCAGTACACGGGCCCCGTAGTGGTACGGAACAGCGTGTTATTCGCTATTCCAAGGCCGGGCGAGAATGTTTCAAACTGCGTCCCATGAGCGGCAAAGATCAGGTCCGCGCTACTACCAGCATTGTTGTAGGTGAACTGCTCGGAGAAGCCCCTAATCGGCCCCGAGGCTGAATATCCGATCCGAGTAAGCCCGGGCCTCCCGATAAGCGCCAGTTGCGTCTTGTCCGCATCCTGTCCGTACTGCTCGAGATAGCAATTGAGTCTGCGCTGCGCGGTGATCGCCGGACTTTTCCCATGTGAGCCAGTCCCGAAAATGGGAATGATCGGCATCAGGCTTGCTTGGTCAATAACTTTGGTATTGGAAAGTAGCGCAGAGCTTTAAGCTCAGGCACTTTGTACCAATGACCGAAACACGGACACTCGTAGTTCATGCAGGCGAAGATTTGTCCATGCGGAGCATCGTTGACTCGCTTGTATTCGACAATCCTCCCGCACTCCCCACAGTGCGCGGGCATGATAGGAACGATCATCGGTTCATCACAGCACGAACATCGGTGTCACGTAGAGCCAGGTAATCCACTGGATCGCCCGGTATTCGTACAAGCTGAGACTGGAATCTATTGAACAGGATCCGGTCTCCGGGTCGAGTCTGCATCGGGATACGGCTTCCGTCGCCGGCATACTTTCCCGGCCCAACAGCGACAACATCCGCTTCCTCGATTTGAGTCGAGTCGAGATCTGGGATGATGATGCCCGATTTGACATATTCACCCTTCGGCTTCACGCAAATGATTCGATCTTGGATTGGCTGGATCACACCGACTCTCCCGTCAGGATGTTGAAGAACCTACGTTTCATCGTCGGTATCGGAGTTTGCAAGATATATTTCGTCTCGCCCCCAGCACTTATCGCATTCTTGGCCCACATCGCCGCTTGCATCATGTCCGGAGTAACTGGCTTACCGAATCGCCTTGCAAGTCTCACGCCGAGATTGAGAACGAACGCTTCCTCCCAGCCTGGGGGGTAGACAATTACCTGCGCGGTATTCGTGAACGCTGCTAAGGCTTGGCTGTAGAGGACGTGCACCGTATCCACATAACTAGGAGTGGGATAGAACGTCAGGTCCACCGTCGCCGCGTTGTAGTTAACGTAGCATTGCGTCGGCCTACCAGGAGCAATCTTGTAGATAAGTCTTGCGAACTGATCCGCATTAATGATCTCCTGGTAGTAGCTGACATTGTTATTGTCGAGCAGATAGATGTCGACAATAGACGCCGGTCTCACTCCCAGAAGAGCAGCGGGACCCAGACTATAGAGAGCCTGGGCACCTACCAAAGTGAAGCCGGGAATCGGAGCGCCTACCTGACTGTCCACAATGTCGAACAACGGAGTCTGCTCGCCCGTCCACGCATCCAGCATCCGGTTCAGGACCGTGAAGGCGTAAGTGTTGACCGTCGCGTCCTGCTGGTTGTACAGATCCTTGACGCCTACCGTCGTTGCAGCGTCATCTATCAGATCTTGGACGACGCTCATACGAACCCGATCACAGAGGCTTCATCAATCACGTCAAAGTCTCCGTCCTTGGTCCGGTAAGTGTCTATGCGGCTCGAGTAGATCACCTGCTGGCGCTCTTTCACGTCGAGCGGCCTGAGCTTCTTTTTATACATAACGCCTTCGCCCACCGCAAGAACATCGCCCACCAAAGCGTCAGCCAAATTTTCGTTGGGCAGGATCAGTACGCTCGTTGGGGCAATGTTCTTGCGTTTGACGATGAGATAGTTACGCAGCGGCGTCACGGATCTTCGGCGGTCTCCCGCGGCGATTAGCGACTGCCGCGGGATGCTCCTGCACCATGACGACAGCTTCAGGTTCCGGCTCAGGATCGGGAGCCGAGGCTCCTACCATCTCGAAGCCAGCCGCGGTGTTCCTGAGAGCCGGAGATGGACAGGTTTCTATCCCGACCTCAAGGGGAGTGTTGCCCCAGCGGACATCAGGAGTCTTCCTAACATCCGCCTCCTGCTGCGAATTCTTGACCGTTGCCCGCTTAACAACACCATCGGGCCACTTGCCATATATCGTCTTCGGATATTCGACGTAAGCCCCTCTGTGAGTCTGGGGATCGATCGTCTTGTTGTACATGGCCCGTTCTTCGTGGGTCATGTTGTCCCAGTCGACTTTGGAACGCCTGCGCTTGGTGATCGCAGCTTGTAATGCGTCTATCTCTTTTTCAGATAGCTCTTCGAGGTCTAGGTCAGCCATTGATGCTCCATGAGAGTCCCGCCACGCGCTTTTGGAGGGGGAGCGCGCAGCGGGGGTGCAACCCGGCCAGGAGAGTTAGCCGGTGATACGACAAGCGATTTCAGGCAAGACCGCTTTGGTTCCGTACAGCACATCTGTTCTCAGCGGCATACGGTCACCATTGATGTCATAGGACCGAATGACACGCAGACGGAAGCCGCGATAGTCCGCACGCTTGGCGAAGTCAACTCCTCCAGGAAGCGGAAGATCGGCCATCGCCAAAGTAAAGGCGTTCTTGTGGAAGGCTAGGTTCTGCGGAAGCGTTGCCGATGCCGAGCCCACGATCGTAAGAGCGTTGCCGTTGATCGGCGCCGCCGCTACGTTCTGGAACGAACCGGCAAAGATGATTGCCGGGCTGATATTGATGGTCATGTTACCCGCACCATCAGACGACGCCGGCGAGTTCACCACGAACTGTTGCAGGGCATTCGTCGTCGTCCGGTTCTGAGGGTTGACCGCATTCAGACCGACGATGGTAAAGACCTCACCGCCGTTCAGTCTTTGAAGGGCCACCGCGGTCCAGCCGTTCGTCACCAGATTCGTCGATGCCGCCCAGCCCGTCGCAATTCCTTGGGTCGCGCCGTTGACTACCGGAGATCCACCTAAGACACCATTCGTCTGAATCTGAATGTTCTGATCCAGACTGAATTTAAACCCAAGGGCATTGCCCATATTGCCGGTGTCGTAGTTGTCCGAGATCTTGCCCATCGGATTGAAGAGGCCCACGAGACCATTGACGATGCCGCCATTGGCCGCAGAGCCTAAGACACAAGCGCGGTTGTCATCGATCGGCGCCGCCATTTCGTTCAGCTTCTGACCCGCGGACAGAATGACCGTCTGATTGGCCGGAGTAACGCCAGCGGTGCCGACCAGGTTGTAGACAGACGAGAACAAGCCGCAACAATCCCTATCGATACGGTTAGCGATAGCAGCCATCATGGGGACGAGAATCCGCTCGCGGAAATCCTGGATCTGCAGCGCCATTTCCGTAGACGTAAACTGCACGTCAACGCCGTACTGCGTTGTCAGGGTCAGCGGGACGCTCGTTTCGTATTCATCCTCAATCGCCAAGGCTGGGCCTGTCCGACCTTGGAAACGAGGAGGCTTACGGATCTGAATCGTTGCGCCTACTTTTTCGCCTTCACGACCGAACTGGGGCTCATACGAACGATCGATAAACTTTGCGATGGTGAGATTGTTTTCGAGGAC